AATGCTCTTGTAGATGGTGCTCCTGGAACTCTTAACACCCTTAACGAAATTGCTACAGCAATCTCTGCTGGTGGTTCATTCGAGTCTACTGTAGTACTTAAGTCTGGTTCTACTATGACTGGTGCTCTTACACTCTCAGGTGCACCGTCATCTAACCTACACGCTGCTACAAAGGCGTATGTAGACACTGTAGCAGGTTCTGCTACTGCTGCTGCAGCCTCTGCTGCTGCTGCCGAGACAACCTATGACAACTTTGATGACCGCTACCTAGGTGCTAAGTCAACTGCTCCGTCTGTAGACAATGACGGTAATGCACTTATCACTGGTGCTCTTTACTGGAACACGCCTGCTGCAACTATGTTTGCTTGGTCAGGTTCTGCTTGGGGTTCAATCTCATCAACTGCAGCAATCTATCGTTATCGCTACACAGCAACTGCTGGTCAGACATCACTTTCTGGTACAGATGCTAATGGCTTAACACTTTCATACATTGCTGGCAAGGAGCAGGTATACCTTAACGGTGTGCTTCTAGTTCGTGACTCAGACTACACAGCATCTAGCGGAACTAGCATTACTTCTCTTGCTGCTCTTGCTCTTAATGACATTGTAGAGATTATTACCTTTACAGCATTTGACCTAGCGACAGCAATTGACAAGGCGCTCTTTGACGCTAAGGGTGACATCCTTGTAGCAACTGCTGCCGATACACCAGGCAAGTTAACAGTAGGTTCTAATGGAACTCTGTTGATGGCTGACTCATCTACAGCAACAGGTTTGAAGTGGTCAGCATATGACCCACTTCCTAGCCAGACAAGCAACTCTGGCAAATTCTTAACAACAAACGGAACCGCAACATCTTGGGGAACCGTATCGACAGACCCAATCCCACAAATCCTTATGTTAGGCGGAATGTAATATGGCAACAACGTATAAAGTATTGGGTCAGGTTAACCCAAGCGCAACAACAGCAACCACTCTCTACACAGTACCTGCTGCTACGCAGACTGTAGTATCAACTATCTCAGTATGTAATCAGGCATCTACTGCTGCTACATACCGCATCGCGGTACGCGTTGCTGGTTCTGCTCTATCTGCAGAAGAGTACATTGTATACGGAGCAACAGTACCTGCATCTGATTCAACATTTATCACAGCAGGAATCACTCTTGGCGCAACAGATGTAGTGACAGTCTACGCATCTAGCGCAAACGTTTCATTCAACGCATACGGAAGCGAGATTGCATAATGGCAGTAGGTACAGTATCGGGTACAAACCTTGAAGATACTTGGCAGTTGGTTGGAAGCACAGCACTGACAGGTCTAACTTCATATACTTTTTCTAATATTTCAGGATATAAAAAATTTCGTCTTGCCTTTAGAGGTAAAACTACCACTGCTGGCTCTAACAACTATGTTCGTTTTAATGGTAATACAACTAACGGAGATTATTTTAGTTATCAAGAATGGATTCCACTAGGTGCTACTTCTAGTAATTATGAATTCAATCAAATATCAATTGGTATTGGCAGTTACAGTAATGTGGTAATAGCAGGTTATCTCAATATTAGCGATGCAAATCAATCTGTTCCCCACATTATTGATGGTGGCACTTTTGATGGTGTACAAATTCAAGGAATGTTTTTTGATACTAATCCTATTACATCTATAACATTTGGCTCTACTGCAAGCACATATAATGGAGGAACACTTTACCTCTACGGAATAGCAGCGTAATCTATGGCTATCAATAGAACATCTCCCAAGAAGGGTAAAGTTGTAGACATTCCTACTGCGCCGACTGTTGGTACTGCTACTGCTGGTGCTGAATCAGCAACTGTGACATATACAGCAGCAACCGTAGGTGGAACTGCAAGAACTTTCACCGCACTCTCTAGCCCTGGTTCCTTTACAGGAACTGGCACTAGCCCTATTACAGTATCAGGGCTTACAGCAGGAACCGCATACACTTTTACAGTGCGTGGCAATAATGCCACTGGCTCAAGCGAATACAGTTCTGCATCTAACTCTGTCACACCTCTTGCTGTAAAAGCAACTGGTGGAACTATTTCAAGTGATGGAACATATGTATATCACACATTCCTCTCTTCTGGAACATTTACTCCTACATCAGCAATTAGTGCTAGTGCACTTATCATTGCAGGTGGTGGTGGAGGTTGTGTAAACGGTGGTGGCGCAGGAGGCGCTGGTGGTGTACTTACTCCAACATCAATGTCACTTACCACTACAGGTTATACAGTAATGGTTGGCACGGGTGGCTCTGGTTCTGGTAGTTCCTACACCAAGGGCGGAACTGGTGGAAACTCTGTATTTAATGGCAACGCATCTCTAGGTGGCGGCGGTGGCGGTTCTTCTAACTCCGCTGCTGGCACTAGCGGTGGTTCTGGTGGCGGTGGTGGTTCTAACTATGGTGCTGGCGGTGCTGGTACTTCTGGACAGGGCTATGCAGGTAACAGCGGTAGCGGAAGCAGTGGCGGTAATGGTGGTGGTGCAGGTGGAGTTGGTGGAACACCTCTAACAACATTCACAACTTGGGCTACTGCAACTGGAACAGGCGTAGGAGGTTACTACGCAGGTGGTGGTGCAGGCAGCGGTCAGACAACATCAAATGGCGGTGGTGGTGGTATTGGTGGAGACGGAACTGTCACATCAGGAACCGCTAATACTGGTGGCGGTGGTGGCGGTAAGCCATCTGAAGGCTTAGGCAATGCTGGCTCTGGTGGTTCAGGTATTGTAATCGTAAGATACCTTGGATAATAATATAATTAACAATTGAACAATAAAATTACCCTGGAGATAACTAATGACTAAAGCACGTGACCTAGCCAACCTTGGCAGCACAGCAACAACGCTAGCAACTGACTCAGAAGTATCTGCAGCAGTGGCTGCAATTGACCTTACCCCACTTGTCATCGAAGACATTATGGATTCTAAGTAAAGAAAAGGAAGTAGTAACTAATGGCTACAACATCTAAAGCGCTGGCTCGTACAGCAGCAGCAACCTCAAGCACAACACTCTACACAGTTCCGTCATCTACTACTACAGTAGTGACTAACATTGTGGTAACTAACTCTGCTGCTTCTGCAGCAACATTTACTATTACTCTTGATGGAGTTGACTTGTTTAAGGATGCAGCAATCGGTGCAAACACAACAGCAATGTTTGACCTTAAGCAAACTCTTGCAACAACAAAGATTATTGCTGGTCTTGCATCAGCAACTACAGTTCGATTCCATATTAGCGGAGTGGAGATAGCGTAATGGCAATTTCAGTATATCCTATAGCATCTACTTCAACAGGACCTGATGCTTATGCAGTGACAGTTCCTAACAGTACACAGAAGTACAAATTAACCCAGGCATTTGCCCCAGGTGTTTATAGCATTGTGACAAGCCCGACCTCTTCGCAGGCAACGGTAAACTTTTTTAATGCAACATCAATTACACCCAACAGTGTCACAGTATCTGGAACGGTTTCCTACAACCTAGGCACTGCAGCCAATGGTGTATACGTGTCTATTGATACTGGAACAAATGTTGTTGTAAGTATTACTTTAGTTGCAAACTCACTCACTGGAACAACTTTAAGTGGGACACTTGACACTATCTCAGCAACTGGTAACTACAACACAACTGGTCAGTTATATGTATTGGCACTTGGTGGTGGTGGCGGTGCAGGTGGAGGAGATGGCAACGCAGGCGGAGGTGGTGGCGGTGCGGGATTTCAAACATCAGGAATTATTTATGCAAATGCAGCAACTGCAGTAACTATCGGCGCAGGCGGGAATGGTGGTGCGGGTAACGCAAATGGAAATGCTGGCGGAACTACGACTTTTGGTGCGAATATAACCGCTGTTGGAGCAAATGGCGGTAGTTCTGCACTTGGCGGAGGTAGCGGGGGCAACGGTTCTGCCTCTGGAGGAAATTCCAATTATAATGCTTCCAATACTGGCGGGGCTTCTGCTGTTATTGCATCCGCTGTAACAACTGGAACTACAGGGGGTGGTGGGGGTAACTCAACTAACGCTGGAGGAAAAGCAGGCGGTGGGTCAGGTATTGGTACTGGTGGTGCTGGTAGCGCATCCAACCCTGGTGCCGCAGGAACTGGCTTTGCATCAGGTGGCGGTGCAGGTGGTCAGTCCTCTACTGGTGGGGCAGGTCGTCCTGGCGTAGTTTATGTATTGAGAGGATTCTAATATGTATAATTTTGCAGTTATTGAAAATGGTATTGTGCTAAATTCAATTGTTGCTGACTCTAAGGCTATTGCTGAAGAAGTTACAGGCAAAACTTGTATTGAGTTTACTGATGCTAACCCAGCCTGTATTGGGCTTGGATATGATGGCACTACTTTTGAGCAACCCGCTCTTGAGGAACCATTGCCACAAACAGAATAATCATTTAAGGGGACTGAATGAATATTATTTTTACCAATACATCTGGGTTTGATAACTTGGAGCAGCCACAACCTGCTTCCAAGTTCATCCCAGATTGGTATAAAAATATGGAATCACACATCGGCGGTATTAAAAAACCTGATGGACGTGGTGGAACAAAAGCAACAATCAAACGTTGTATGCCAGTCTTTGATGCTATTGCTGCTGGATATATCATCACCCTACCAGCAGATGTCTATGTTTCTATTAAAGAGTATGAAGCCAAAGATATTAATACAGGTGAACTTATTGAAGACCTACCTGTTAAAAAGATGCAACATTTTGAATGGTCTGGTTTTGGCTTAGTAGGGTTTCACCCTATTGAACAAGCGCCAGAACACCCAGCACGTAATGAACATCCTTATCCTAAGTGGATAAACCATTGGGCTATCCGAACGCCTAAGGGTTATTCAACAATGTTTGTTCAACCGATGCACCGAGAATCGGTGTTTACTATTCTTCCAGGAATTGTAGATACTGATGAATACTATGCTCCAATCAATTTTCCAATGGTAATCAATGACCCAAACTTTGAAGGTCTTATTCCAAAGGGTACTCCAATTGCACAGGTAATCCCATTTAAGCGCGAATCCTGGAAAATGGAAATTGGCGGCGAGAAGGAACTTGCTGAACAAGAAAAGGTTGGTCAAAAACTTCTTACTAAGTTTTTTGATAGATACAAAACAATGTTTAGAGCAAATAAAGAATACAAATAATTTCTATCTAAGGAGTAACGTGGCTGGTCGCGACATAACCGAAGGTAGAGCCAATCGCTCTATCGCAGTTGACGTTGGTGTAGTTTCATCTACAGCAATCTGGCAGAACACCGATATGTCTTACGACGTAGCAATTGGTGGACTCCCATTCTTCTATGCAATCAATGACTCACGCCCTTATATCCGTCAGACTGCACCCTTTCGTAAGGACCAGTTCGACAACGGTACTGAGCCTGGCGAGCAGTCTCTGACTGGTTGGTGGATTCGTAGCCAAGCATCGTTCCACTCTGGTTCAGGTATTAAGTTCTATGACCCAGCAACAACTGATGAGAATGGACACTACCGCTTTGCTGATAGCAAGGGGCTAGATGTATGGACCAAGGGTCAGGTAACACTGCTTAAGTCTTGCACATCTACTCACGCTACAACTGGTCCCATTGCATCTAATGGTGTAACACAGCAATCCCTGCGCCCTATCAAATGGAGTACAACCAAGGGCGTACTACTGCACGACGAGTATGATGTTGATAAGATTGCAGCGAATGGAACAGTAACTCACTTTATTGACTATAATTCAGGAGCAGATTTACCCGTCTACGCCATATGCGATGATGGAACATTTGCTTACTGGATTACCAATACAGCAACCAAAAAGACTGTGTACAAAAAAGCATTAACCTTAACATCATCTGACGCTGATACAAAGATGTTTGATGAAGTAGGTGCAATTTCTAATGCAACAATGGAGTATGTAAAAGACCGCATCGTAATGTGTGCTGATAACAAAGTATTTGAGTTCTCAACATCAGCATCTGCGATGCCAACTGCCGTCTATACACACCCAACAAGTACCCACGTCTACACATCAGTGGCTGCATCTGGTCCAGCCATTTACATCGCTGGCTATAATGGAATCCAATCTACTATTCAGAAGTTCACACTATCTACAGCAGGTGTAATGCCTACGCTAACATCAGCAGTAGTAGCAGCAGAACTTCCAGCAGGTGAGATTGTCCACAAGATTTATTACTACCTTGGCTATATGATGATTGGCACCAACCGAGGTGTTCGAGTTGCTGCAGTGTCTGACCAAGATGGTTCACTTAACTACGGTCCACTTATTGTAGAGACATCACAGCCTTGCTATGACTTTGCTTCCCGTGACCACTATGTGTGGTGTGCAACCAGCGTTGGTGGAGAGGCTGGAGTAATCCGTATCGACCTATCTAACGAATTAGAAACACTGCGCTTTGCATATGCTAATGACTTGTATATGGATGGTGTCACTGGATATAAAACAACCGCCTGTGCATTCGTCGGCAATGATGACCCAACAGTAGCCGACAGGCTTGTATTCTGTACAGCCAATAATGGCACAACAGATGGAACTATCTACATTGAAGACTCTGCAACATTGCGTACGTCAGGTTACATCACCACAGGTAACATCCGATACGGAACACTTGAGCCTAAGAACTTCAAGCGCCTACTAGGACGCGGTAACTTTACCTATGGTTCTATGACACTTGAGACTGTGGATAAAGATGGTATCGAATATGACCACATCTCTTATGATGCATCAGTTCCATCTATTGAAGTAGGAACATCACAACCTGCTACAGCGCAAGAGTATGTAGCCTATAAGTTTATTCTATATCGTGATGGAACAACAACATCACAGGGTCCTATCTTCAAGGGATACCAGGCTAAGGCAACCATTGCAACCCCACGCCAACGAATCATTCAGTTCCCTATCTATTGCTACGACTTAGAGACAGATAGATACAACTCAATGATTGGCTACGAAGGCAAAGCCTTTGAGAAGATTCTAGCCTTAGAAGAAATTGAAGAAGAAGGTGACGTGCTCACCTGGCAGGACTTAACTACTGGTGAATCTCGTCAGGCAGTTATCGAACAGATTTCATTCCAACGTGCGACACCACCTGATAAACGATTCAGTGGATTCGGTGGAATTATCAACGTAACAATTAGGACGGTCTAATGACGGCAACGGAATGGTCAGGTTTTGCAGTAGCAATAATGACCCTACTTGCTGGATTCACTGCAGCAATTCGATGGTTAGTTAAGCACTACTTAGATGAACTTAAGCCCAATGGCGGAGGCTCAATGAGGGACGCAGTTAATATCAACACCGAACGATTGGACCGAGTTGAACAACGCGTTGACCAGATTTACCTTATCCTCTGCGAGAGCAAAGGCAAGTAAGTACGCAGTATTCTTTTTAGTCTTAGGTACTTCATTCTTTTGGAGTCCTGTTTCACAGGCAGCATCAACAGGTCCTGCAACAATTACCTGTGCTAAAAATGATGGAACCCAGCGAGCCTTTAATGTGCAGTGGGATAACAGCAACCTTTACTTTAATGGTAAGGGTGATATTGCTCGTTTATTCTGTGAGGGTGGTCACGCACCTGATGGACATTCAACATTCGTATCCACATCAGTCCCCGATGGACCTCTTCGTTATTACAATGGAGTAGCGCCAGAACCTACTGCAAGTCCCAGTCCAGAGCCAACTCCTTCTCCTTCACCCTCTGCGAGTGAGACTCCAACTGCAACAGCGAGTCCGCAACCAAGCCCATCAGAGACTGCAACACCATCCGCTTCGCCTGAGTCAACTCCTTCTCCGAGTTTAACTCCGACTGCTCCAGCAGATACGAATACTGCAACCACAGTTCCGAGTCCTTCTCCAAGCGAGACTGCAACTCAACAAGTAGATACTCCAACTGTTGTAAATCAAGAGACATCTACTGTCCTTTCTGATACATCAACTGTAACTGTACAACCTATTCCAGAACCTTTGCCTTTACCCGTGCCTATGCCTACTCCACCTCCAGCAGTGGAACCTCAACCAACTCCCGCACCTGTTCAGCAGCCAGCACCTCAACCTGAGCCTCAGCCTCAACCAACACCCGTCGCGCCTGCTCCAGCACCTGCGCCTGAACCTGTTGCGATTGCTGACCCGCCTCCTGTGATACCTGAACCTGCTCCTGAACCACCTGTTCCTGTTGAAGAGCCACCAGTTGTTGCAGAGCCTGCGCCTGTCGAAGAACCGCCTGCACCTCCTGTTGAAGAAGTTGCACCCGAAATTCCAGTTGAACCTCCTCTAGAGGAACAACCTCCAGTAGAGATTCCGCCTTTGCCAGAGCCTCTTCCAGAACCTCAACCAGAACAAATAATTGATATCGCACCCGAACCTCCTGCAGTAGAACCTGAGCCACCAGTTGTGGCTACAGAAGATTCTACACCAGAGGAACGAGAAGTAGTAGCAGACGCGCTTATTGAAGCAGCGCAAGGTGAACCAGTAACAGCGCAAGCCATTCAAGAAGCAGGTCTTACTTATGCGGACCTGCCACCTGAGACACCAGTTGAAGTTCGTCAAGATGAGAATGGAAACGAAGTTGTTATCACAGCAGAAGTTGCTGCTGCGCTGGTAGTCCTTGAGAACCCAGCAGAATTAATCAACGCAATCTTTACTGACCCAGCACAAGCACTCTTAGCAATTGCTTCCATTGGAGCAGATATGAGTGATGAAGAAAGAGCAGAGTCTGAGAAGACTGTTGTTGCTGCTGTCATCGTAGGTCAAATCGCTGGACAGGCTGCAGTAACCGCTGCTGCTGGCGCTGCAGCATACAGGAGAAAACCATAATGAAGAAATTCTTTTCAGATATAGCAAATCAATTGTGGACTCTACTAGGTATGTTCATTGCCTGGGTAGTCCTCGACGGTTCTGCCAAGACGGTTGTTGGGTATGCAATTGCAATCTCAACAGTCATCTGGGGAGTGACATACAAACTAAGAAACTCAGAGGATGATTAATGGATACATTCAAAAGTGTAATGATGAGAATTTTTGCTGTTATCGCAGCAGAATCTCTCGGAGTTATTGGAGCAGGTTCTCTTGTGGGTATTGAAGTATGGCAGGCAGGAGTACTGGCTGGCGCCCTTGGTGCAGCACGTGTGCTTGAGACACTGGCACGCTTCTACCTAGCAGATGGGCACCTATCGGCAGAAGAAATCAACGAAGCCTTTGCTAAGGTTGACAAGAAAGCGAACGAGTAATGGGACAACGTAATGATTTTATCAAGGTAGCCCGTGAGGAAATCGGTGTTATCGAAGGACCTAAAGAAAACGAGACAAAGTATGGAGCCTATACCAAGGCTAACTTCCTCCCTTGGTGTGGCTCATTCGTGAATTGGTGTGCAAATGAAGTGGGACTTAAGATTCCTAATGTGGTCGGCACGTTGGCGGGAGCACAAGCGTTCATTAAAAAGAATGCTTGGGAAAAAGTAAATGAAGCAACACCGCTACCTGGCGATATTGTTTTCTTTGACTTTCCTAACGATGGCATTGACCGCATTAGTCACGTTGGTATCGTGGTACGAGACAACGGAGATGGAACTGTAATCACCATCGAAGGCAACACAGCACCTGACAAGAAGGGTGACCAGCGCAACGGAGGGCAAGTCTGCCTGAAGAAGCGTGCATACAAAGCAAAGAATGGCTCAGCCCTGAAGCGGTCCCTACCTGTTTATATAGTAGGGTTCGGGAAGCCAGTCTTTAAGTCATAAGGAGAACATATGTTCGACACAGAGAAACTAAAGCAAATCGGACTGTCATACTTCCGTGCTGCAGCAACCGCTGTAACCGCACTGTATATGGCAGGAGAGCACGACCCTAAGAAGTTGTCTATGGCATTCATAGCAGGCTTCGTAGGACCAGTGCTGAAGGCTTTGGACACTAACTCACCTGAGTTTGGTCGCAAGAAGTAGCCTAGAACCACCCCATTTAAGCCCCTAGCGGGGCGATAGAGACACTTAGCCCCTCATCGGTAGGTATTAACCTACTGGTGGGGGGTTATTTGTCATTCTCGGCGTGTCGAATACTTCCCATCAGGTCAGGGTATGTGTATACTTAAATTATTATTAATAATAAAAACTATATAAGGCGCTAGGCGCCTATATAATATATATATATATTATATATAATAATCAACTGAATATTAGATAGGTCCCCTCATTGAGTCACCTCCTGTCCTCTGAGGGGGTCTATCTAAACTACCGACAGGAGTAACTATGTGGAATCCATTTAAGAGGCACGAAGAAGAGCACGATGATATCGCTTTCCTAGTAGCACAATTAACCTTTGCTTTGGAAGAATTACAAGAATCAGTAGTAGAACTACGTGAAGAAGTCGACTATTTAGCAGACTTCCTCGATGATTAAACTCAACGACTACACCTTACCTGAGCATATATCTTACTCAGCATTTACAACTTATCTGACCTGTGGTTATCAGTACTACTTAGGTCGACTGCTTCAGGTTCCTGAGGAACCATCCATCTGGTCAGCAGGAGGACGCGCTTTCCACTACGCAACGGAGTTGTATGATTACGACAACGAATGAATTGTGGGCGAAAGCCTGGGCTAAAGAAACTGAAGGACTAAATCTTGAGACTGCACGTCGTGCAGGTCGAGCCACCAAAGAAAATCCTAACAAGGAAGACGGTAACTGGTGGAATATCAATGGCTCTGTTTGGGTAGACAACTACATCAAGTGGAGACAAAACAACCCTGACTGGAAAATTTGGACTACACCTCAAGGTGCCAGAGCCATTGAGTTGGAACTAAACCCAGTCATAGCAGGCGTGCCAGTGAAGATGTTCATTGACAGAATCTTTGAGGTTAACGGACAACTTGTGATTGTCGACCTTAAGACTTCACGCACACGACCAACCTCTGACCTTCAGTTAGGCTTCTACAAAGTAGGAGTCGAACAGATGATTGGAGTTCCAGTCAATCTAGGAAACTACTGGATGTCTCGTGAATCGGGGACAGGAGAGATGATTGACCTAAGTAGATATACCTTAGACACCCTTGAATATTTCGTGGATGGCTTTGACAAGGCTCGCAAGGCTGGTATATTTCTACCGAACCTACAATCGTGCAGTTTCTGTGGCTTAAAAGAACACTGCCAATTCACTAAGAAGGAACACAAATGACAAACGAAGACTGGAAACTACAAGTTTCTATGAAGTCTCCTAATGGAGATTTGATTAACGTACGTGCAGGTAGTGCAGATGAACTGAGTGTATTGCTAGAAGGCATTGGCGATTACTCAACTCAGATTGCAGCAGTATCTAAGAAGGTAGCAGGTGCTTACACCGTGCTCCCTTTATCAACGCAGAGTTCCACTACAAACACAACGCAACCTGGATTCTTAACTCAAACCCAGGCGGACAATCCATTCGGTGGGGCACCAGCACCCACCCAACAGAGCGCATCGGCGCATCCAACAACACCAACGTGCGTACACGGCGCGAGAATATTCCGACAGGGAATGAGCAAGACAACTGGGAAGCCTTACGCTTTCTGGGCTTGCCCGACACCTCAGGGAACTCCCGACCAATGTAAGCCAGTAAACTAAATAAGAATTATAAGTGGGGTAGTTAATCGGGGAAGGTGGCTGCCCCACTTATAACACTAGACAGGAGAGTCGATGAGAACATTAGTAAGAAGTGTTGGCAGAGCCGACATAGGTGGCGAACCATTGCCCAGTTGTTTCAAAACATTTGATGCAAACAAAATTATATTTCGTAGAGCAGAAGTCTCTATGCTTGCTGGTGTACCAGGGGTCGGAAAGTCCACTCTAGCACTGGCTTTAGCCCTTCGTATGCACGTTCCTACTCTGTACGTTTCAGCAGATACTAATGCACACACTATGGCTATGCGCCTAGCATCAATGATTAGCGGTAAGAATCAGACAGATGTTGAACACCTAATGAATACAGATACTGGTTGGACTAAGGCTGTGCTTCAGAAGGCAAGCCACATCGTCTGGTCATTTGAATCTTCACCTACCCTGCAAGATATCCTTGAAGAAGTGGAAGCCTTTGAGGAACTATGGGGTGTACCACCTGAGGCTGTCTTCGTTGATAACCTTATGGATATAGCAACAGATGGTGGCGAAGAGTTCGCCTCTATGCGTGCCATTATGAAGGAGTTAAAGTATCTTGCTCGTGCTACTAACGCTGGGATTATTGTTCTCCACCATACTTCTGAAGGTGTACTGGGTACCCCTTGTCAACCACGTTCTGCGCTACAAGGGAAGGTGGCTCAACTCCCCGCTCTTATCTGTACTCTTGGTATCGTTGGTACTTCTATGGCTATTGCTCCTGTAAAGAATAGATATGGGCGTGCCGATGCTAACGCTAACCTCACTTGTTGGCTATCATTTAACCCTGAATATATGTATGTCGAAGACATCCCAGAGAACGGATAGGAAATGATTAGAGAAGAAGAAGACGATATGTCACAGGAGACTCGTGCTCTTGTAGTACTGAAGATTAAAGAAGAGACAGAGAAGTTAGTTCAGAAGATTGAAGCAGCCAAGGTACCCATCACTGATGAGTGGACTGATGGACTCAACGCTGGTTTAGCGTGGGCACAACGTATCTTGCGTAAGGATAAGAGTGCCACGTAATGGCAAACCCTAATGGGCGCAAAGGTTCTCAGTTTGAAACAGATGTAATGAAGTGGCTTCGTAAGATGGGTGCTATGGCTGAGCGTCTTACTAAGGCTGGTGCAAAAGATGAAGGTGATATGGTTTGTATGGTCGCGGGACGGACATACATACTCGAACTAAAAAACAGGAAGAGCCTATCGCTTCCTGAGTTTTGGCGAGAGGCACAGGTTGAGGCGGTTAACTACGCTAAGGCTAGGGATATATCGGAAGTACCCCTGCATTATGTTGTAGTTAAACGTCGCAACTCTGGCATAGAAAATGCTTGGGTCATTCAAGATTTAGAACAGTGGATGAAGGAGAAGTCAGGTGATAAAGATTGACAATGACTTGCCAAGCATCGCAGATGTCTTGCGTCACTATGGTGCGAACATACGACAAGGACACGGGCAAGTTAATCTCAAGTGCCCGTTCCATTCAGATACGCACCAATCTGGCAGCGCCAACCTCGATAAAAATATCTTTATATGCTTTGCCTGTGGCATTCAAGGCAACAGTTTACAACTCATAGCGCAACAGGAGAGAGTAAATATAAATGAAGCACGGACATTTGCAGAAGGAATTACTGGGCAAAGCCACCAAGAAGTACGCGGAAAGTATTCATCTGGCATACGATTACCTCGCAAGCAGAGGAATCAGTCAGGAAGTAGCACGTCTGGCGTCATTAGGCGTAGTCTCGGAACCTGAAGTTGGACACGAGCAGTACTCTGGACGCCTTGCCATACCGTATATAACCAAGACAGGTGTAGTAGACTTACGATTCAGAAGCCTTAACCCCGCAGTTGAACCCAAGTATATGGGTATGACTGGTGCTGAAACTAGAATGTACAACGTGCTCGACGTTGAACAAGCAGGAGATTTTATAGGGGTGTGTGAAGGTGAACTGGATACTATTACTCTCAGTTATTGTGTTGGCATTCCTTGTGTTGGTGTACCTGGAGCGAACTCCTGGAAGAAGCACTACACACGATTGCTTGCAGACTTTGAAAGAGTATTCATCTTTGCAGATGGTGACCAACCAGGTACAGAATTCGCCAAGGGTCTTGCCCGCGAACTACCAGTTACTATCGTCCAACTTCCTGAAGGGGAAGATGTTAATTCAATGTTCGTGCAAGCGGGGGCTGGATACTTCCACGAAAAACTGGATATTTAATTGAACGAGTTCGACCCTGAAGAACCACCCGAAGCCTACTGCCACGACTGTGATACTCAGTTCGATAACTCATTCGACTTGGTAGACCACACTCTGGAAGAGGATGAAGAGTTTGACCCTTACTACTTGCTACCTAATGGTATGAAGTTATTGCTTGGGTCGTTACTTAGATTTATGTACAACCATTCAGATGAACCAGAACAGATTGAATTAATATCGCAGTCCACCTACATCACGCTGTTTGCAGCGGAGATGGGATTCGATATGATTGACGAATTAGTTGAGGATATGGTTGTTAAGTCTGCTATGCAGAACTTAGAACAGAACCTTGAGAAGTTACTATCAAAGGATACAGATGAAGAAGGCGGAGCGTGAAGAGATATGGCAGATTATAACCCACTTGGCAGGACTCGGACTCAACGTGAAGAGTTACACGGTGGAGGGCGAGATGCTGTCAGTCAACATTCACGTACCGATTTTGAACAAGCAGTCTGGGACACCTTAACTGAACTAGGTGAACTACTCCTAAGCAAGCACAGGGATTACGGTCCAAAGAATATATCTGATTCACCAGGTGGTCCTCTCAATGGGTTGCGTGTGCGTATGCACGACAAGACGGCACGCATTAACAACCTGATAGATAGCGGGTCACAGGCACAGCACGAACCGCTTGAAGATTCCTTCAAAGACTTGGCAAACTATGGTATAATTGCACTGTTAGTATTGCGAGGGAAATGGGATAAATGAAAGAACAGGAACTGTTCGACTGGCTTAAGGCAGAGAAGTTCCCCGACCTCGTTCACTCCCCCGAAGAATATGATGGCTTTGATTGCACATCAGAAGAAGCAAAACTATTTATAGAACTTAAGTGTAGACGCACGCACTACCCTGAGTTACTGATTGAGAAGATGAAGTATGATTTCCTTCTTGAAGAGTCCGCTAAGTTAGGGCTTGCACCCTGGTATCTTAACTCCACGCCCGAAGGTATCTGGGCATTCGCTTTGCTTGACCTTAAAGATATTGAGTGGGAAGAGAAGTGGCTACCATCCACCACTGAGTTCGCTAATAAGAATAACAAGATGAAGATGGTTGGATTCATCCACGTTGACCAAGGGTTTAAGATTATATGATTGAGTGGGCACGCATTGAGCGTTGGGACTATGTGGTTGACTCTGTTGCTACTGAATACCATCGTAAGTTCGAGATAGACTTTGATGACATCAGACAATCCTTGTATCAGTGGTTCATTGAACATCCTAATAAGTTAAATGAGTGGGAAGCAATCGGTGAGAAGGATGCAAAGAACTTAATCTATCGTAGCCTACGCAACCAAGCATTAGATTATTGCCAGCGTTGGAAGGCTAAGTCAGGTGGCTATGAGACTAGCGATTTATTTTATTATGAATCCGATATGGTCGAAGCACTGTTGCCCTCTGTATTACGTGGTGATTTCAACATCACTGCTCAGTTAAATCTTGGCAGACCAGGCAGACCTAGTGCACCCAATGAGGGTGGCAACCTAATGGCAATGATGATTGAAGTTGACTTTGGATTCTGGAAGTTAAACAAAGACGATAGGAAGTTATTGTTCCTACGCTATGCGGAGGCTATGCACTTTGATGACATAGCCAAAGAGATGGAACTAGGTAGTGAGGACACTGCTCGTATGCGTAACAAGCGTGCCATCAAGAAACTAATCTATAAGATTGGTGGCTTCAAGCCTTACCGTGATGAGGACAATGAACCTCAAGACTCCTTAGAGTCATAGTCCACCTCACCTGGGTCAACCCATAGTATCTCAGGATAATCCTGTATCAACTCTGCGTGATGTAGTTCGATAACTTCTTTCCAACTTTGAATCGTATTCATCTTATCCTCCTGTGCTATAGAAACCAGTGCCATTGAACTTGACTGCTGGTGCTGACCATACTCTACTCATTGTTACTTGGCAACAGATTGGTTCTGTGTTGTCACCAAAACTTCTTTCAATCTCTTGTGTCCCACCGCAGGCTTCACACTTGTAATCATATGTCGGCATTATGTATCCCAATCCATTGGTGTTGGTGCTGTGGATTCTGACCCACATTCCTTGCACTTCTGTCGTAGGTCATACCAGCCCACCTCTCTTGATTCAA